GAATCTGAACTTGGACTGACAGGCAGGACACCAGGCAAACAGCCGGAGAACTTCGACCAGGTGGCGGCAATCGGTGCAAGTGGGAGTGAATGGCGGGAGCATACTCAAAAGCTAAGAAAGCGCCGCCCCAACGAAGAGACGGCGCGCGGGTTGACAGATTGAGAACGCGCGTTAGAAAACGCGCACGTCCGAATCAACGACAAACTCTATTTCGGCGATGTCCCAGGGCTGGATATAGACGGTATTCCGCCCTTCGTCCCAGCACCAGTCTTTAGCGCGAATCACTACAAGCTTGTCACCGGGCTGCGAGGTTAGAAACTTCAGGCTATCCAAATCAGGGGCGGCTTGAACGGACGCTCTAAACAGGGCGGCGCTGGCTAGCGAAGCGAAAGTGTAGAAAACGTCGTCGCCGTCCGGCGGCGTGGCTTTCGTTTTGGGAACGTACTTCCCGTCCCGGCCGCGGGTTTCCCAGTCCCGCTCTTGGACTGGGAAACAAAGAATCCACCGCACGGCTTCGGGAAGCACAAGGACAGAAGCGAACTCGCCACCTCGGAAGTCCCAGTCTTCAATATCCGTAACGGCGATTGCTTGGGCGTGCGTGAACGCCGGCTCGTCAGTCGCCTGCAATTGGTCAAGGCGGCTGAACGCACAGACCGCCTCAAATCCAGGCACGTCAACCGTCCGATAGTCTCCCCCTTCCACCTCGGCCGTAGAAGGGAGATCGAAGGTAAAAGCGTAAGTACCGCGAAACACCATATTGAGGTTGCCCATTGCGATTGCTCCTGCGTTTTTAGCCCGCCGGCTGTGAAGTGATTCAAACCTACACTGTCCTAAACGGCGTGTCAACCAAAAAGTTCCGACTTTTTTTTTCGTGACACCAAAGGGAGGCGCGCGCCGGCGTCCCGGCTTTTTACTTGGGTTAGATTCTTTGAGCGCGCCGGTGAAACTGTTACGGCGTCCCCGAAGGGGTTTCAGTCTGCTGCCCGTCAACAGCCAGAAGCTTTCGGATTTCCGCTACTGGCCAAAGCAGCTTGTTATAAACCCGAATCGGGCGGATCGGTCCGTCTCCGTAACATGCCCACTTTCGTAGGGTCTGCGGGCGCCGGCAAAGCAGCCGTGCGGCTTCTTTCGTCGGGATAGCCGGACGAGTTTCATTTTCGAGTGCGTCTGGTTTCGGCATAGCGTCTCCTATAATGGCGGGTTGATTTGGATGGTCACAGGATGCAGGATTGAGAAGCGGCTGTCAAGTCAAGAAGGATTCGGCGCTAGTCCAAGAGCGCGAATCCTTCACGCCGCGGAATACTCGCGCGCAAAAACCGTTCGAGTTTTCCACTTCAGGGCTGCGCGTCTCTGGACAAAGACGCCAGGGCGCTGGCTACCCGGCGAAGCGGCTCCGAAGGGGTAAACGCGGCTACTGTCTCTTCGTAACTACTGAAAGCCGATTGCTTCGGGAAAGAATAAGAGCGTAAACCCAAAAATAAAGCCCCAAAATAAGGGGTTTTATTCCAAAAGAAAAGCCGAACCTGCCGCGTTTTCAGACCGGTACGAACGGCAAAAACTCCAGCAATCAGGCGCAACGGGAGCAGGCGCACTAGGTAACCGGGAAGCCGCCCGGAAACGCCAGCAGACAAGCCTGCAAACCGAAAAACACCAGGGGCGATTTCAGCGCCACCGCGGAGCCTTCGCGCCGGGACGCGCTTCACACGCGCGTACACGCGCACGCGCACGTGCGAACCGGCGAACCGGCTAAAATCGCCCGTAAACCGCCAACAGCCCGTCGGGAATATCACCCTACGCACCCGTCGCCCAAAATGCCCTATAAACGATTTTAGCGCCACCGCGGGGCATTCACGGGGAAACACCAGGGGGCAAAAGTTGCCCAGCCTGCGAACCGGCTGGAAAAATGTAAACTCGAATTTTGTTTTCCTTTTTTCAGCTACCGAACCGGCGGGGGCGGCAAGGCGGCGAACGAACTCGCCCGGCTCGCTAGCGAACTTGCGGGGTAGCCCCTTAAGGGGCTATACCCCCGGCTGCGTTCGCGTCGCTGCGCCTTGCCCCCCGCCGGTTCGGTAAAGATTTTTCTATTGATTTTTGCAGTTTTTCCAGTCTGATAATGTTCTCCATAGGGACATTTTCCAGCCACTTGGCGTATTTTTCCAGCTTCCCGGCTGGCGTCCGGGAGCCGGTTTTTCGCGCTGGCGCTGATTTTTGCCCGTAACTCGTTGATCCGACTAGGCTTACTTGGGTTTCGCCGGTGAGCGAACTGACAATTGAGTTCGCGCCAGTTCGCTTAGTTCGCCCAATATCCATGCGGTTTTCGTGAATCTGGCGTTTTGGGCTTGAAGGGGGGTTCGGCGGGCGGTTCCGGCTGCCCTGGCGGGGCGCCGGCTGGCGTCCGGCTGGCGTTGCTGGAAAAAACAAACGCCGGGAGGGTGTCCCGGCGCGGCGTGGAGGCTAGAACGGCAACTCGTCAACCCACCACTCGCAGGCGTCCTGACGGGCGGCGAAATCGGGCGGCGGGCATTCCTGATAGTGCAGGCAGTAGCCGTCTTTGTCGTAGTTCCAACAGGTGTGACAGCACTTGGGAATTGGCGGGTTTTGACCTGTGTGCGGGGCGCGAATTGCTTCTCGCCATTCGCGAACGAAATCGGGTTCTATTGGTCTCATAACAGCCTCCACTTGGCGGAAATAATCCGAAAGAATTTACCGTCTCTAACGAAAGAAATCTCAGACGGCGCAGGTTTTTGATTGAGAATTTTTGCGAGTTCTTCGAGCTTTTCCTGTTCGCTACCCTGAAGCTGGGGGAGCGGTTCGCCCAGCAGGGCTTCGAGGTCAGCTTGGGCACGGCGTCCGGGGAAGCCTGGGTAGAAAAGCGTAAGGTACTGGGTGATGACCAGGCGTGAAGACGTGGTGTGGTACTCGCCGAGCAGCAGCCAGCGTCCGCTGTTGACGCTGTAGTGTGGTGTCCAGTGCCAGCGCGTGACGGTGTGTGTCTCCGCCGCCCCGCCCATAATATCCGTGTCACGCAACCACAGGTTGACCGTGCGCTCGGCTGGCGGGAAGTCGTAGCCGCATACAGGGCATTCTTTGACCTTGGCGTGGACGAGTTCCCGGCACTGCGGGCACTTCTTGACCGGCGCGCGCCCGTTCCCGTTACCATTCTTTTCTGGCGGCTCGACGGCTGTGATTGGCCCGTGCCGCTCAACGACGCCGGCAAAATCCAGCACCAGACAGTGGTCGGTGTGGGACTTGGGGCGTAGTCCGCGTCCCGCCATCTGGACATAAAGCCCTGGCGATTCGGTTGGGCGAAGCATCGCTATCAGGTCAACGTCCGGGTGGTCGAACCCGGTTGTTAGCACGTTGGCGTTCGTTAGGGCGCGGATTTTGCCTGCCTTGAACGCGCCAATCAGCCGTTCGCGTTCTGTCTTTGGAGTTTCGCCGGTGATGCACGCGGCTTCAACGCCTTGCTCTCGAAGCTCTGCGGCAATGTGCTCGGCGTGTTTGACGCCGGTGCAGAACACAAGCCACGAGCGACGGTTCCCGGCGCGGGCGATAATCTCGTCCACGACCGACCGGTTCAGGTCGTCCTTGTCCACCGCCGCCTGAAGTTCGCTTTCGACATAATCGCCGTTACGCTTGGCGACGCCAGACACGTCGTAGGTCGTGTCTGTGGCTTTACTCCACAGTGGCGCGAGATAGCCCTTGGCAACGAGTTCTGTCAGGGACGCCGGCTTGATCAGCGGCTTGGAGAAGATTGCCGGCGGGTCGGTAATCAGCCCGTGCCCCAACCGGAACGGTGTGGCGGTCAGTCCGACGACGCGAAGGCGTGGGTTGATTCGCGTCAATCCGTCGAGAAACGTCCTGTACATTCCGGTGTCTTTGTGCGAGACTAGGTGCGCCTCGTCAATGACGACGAGATCAACGTGCCCCACGTCTTCGGCGCGCCGCCAAATTGACTGGATTCCGGCGTAGGTGATTGGGTAGCCCAGTTCCTTTCGCCCCACGCTGGCGCTGTACACGCCGACTGGCGCGTTTGGCCAGTGGAGCAAGAGTTTCTCTAAGTTCTGCTCTATCAACTCCTTGACGTGTGTCAGCATTAGGATTCTGGTTTCCGGCCACTGTGTCAGGGCGTCTTTGCACAGTGCGGCAACGACGTGGCTTTTGCCTGCGCCTGTCGGCAGGACGATGCACGGGTTGCCGGTCTTGTGCTGCACGAACCAGTCGTAGAGTTGGTCGAGTGCTCTTTGCTGGTAGTCTCGGAGTTGGAGAGAAGGCGTGTGTGTAGGTTGCGCGAGTGTGGGCTTGCCCGGCGTGGTCTCTGACGCGCCGGAGTGCTCCGCTCCGGCTTCGTTAGACAGCCGTGACTGCTTCCAGGCTTCGTAGGCGGCAATACCGGCTTCCAGCCCGTCGCGTCGTGCGATAGTCGCAATCGCCTTGAGTGCGTCACGTTCAGCCGGATGCTCCGCCAGGCTCTGGCGCAGGGCGTCGAGCAGTTCGTTGACGTTTGTGTACATGGCTATCGCACCTCCCACAAAAATTCATGCGATTCGCAGCCGGCGCGCTGCTCCTCTTCCATCAGCACTACCCCTTTCTCCTGGCAAAACCATGGCGCGATTCGCCCCACAGCGCTGTGTTCGCAGGTTCGGCAATTGCGCGCCGTAAGCGGAGCTTTTTCATGACAAAAGGAATACGCCGGGCAGCCTTTGCATTCCCACCAAGTGGGGTCATGCGAGATTGGCGGCGGCAGGCGTTTCTCCGTTACCAGTCGTTCCAGCTTTTCCAGCAGCCGCTTGGCGCGCTCCACGTCAAGCTCGACTATCTCTGTATAGATGCGGTCGTCGTCTTTGCAGACGGCGTAATACAGACACCGTGGTATTTCGGAGCCGAGCATGTAGAGTTGCACCTGTGCCCAGTGGTCGGGGCGCGCCGCTTGAAGTCCTTTTTTCTCGACCTCGCGGAAGGCGTTGGCGCTTAGCGTCTTGATTTCCAAGACAAACTTTTCTCGCTCAAAACCCGGCAACCCGCCGACGATAACGCCGTCAAGGTGTCCTTTGACGTGCGGCGTCAGGACGACTTCACGCTGGGCGTGCGCGATTTCGCAGCCGATGGCTTGGAGGTCTTCGATGACGGTTTCCTCCTCAAGGCGGCCGCGGCGGAACATTCGCAGCGTTCTCCCGGTGAAGCGCTCCCGAACGGCCCATCGGAACGTCAGCCATATCCGGCGTTCGCAGCGAATGCCGGCTTGAGAGCAGCCCAGGTACGCACGCGGTTGCTCATCGGCGTTGACTTTTTCGTGGTATTGATCTATCAATTGTTCCAAGTCAGGCATTGCGTCGTGCCTCCTCCTGTGTCTGGTGTAGAGAACGGCTTCGAGACTAGATTTCCCGAAGCCGTTTTTTCATGCGAGTCGTTGCGCTACGCCCACGGCGGGCGATTGGCCGGGCGTGGTTGCGGCTGCGGTTGGACTGGCGCTGGCATTGGTGCTGGCGTTGGGAGCACAATGGAATGCGGCACGGGAGCTTGTGCGCCTGCCGGCTTCCAGCCCTTCACCTCGTTGCTCTGTCCGTACTGTGGGTCGTCCCGCACCGTGACACGCACTTGAAGCGTAGCGCCCACAAGCTGGTCGGTGTCCGAAAGCTGTGCAAGGCCAATCGCGCCCATCAACTCCTTGAGTTGCGCACGGCCGATTCTCGTAGCTGTCTCGCTGGCGTTGCGCAGCGTGATGTTGCCGTACACGCTACGCCCCTGATGCGTCGGCCCCAGAACGGTGTATCGAATCGAAAGATACTGCCCGTCACCGCGCTTGGCGGATTTGACTTCGGCTTCGGCAATGGTAGCCGTGTACCAGCCCGCCGGCACAACGGTAAGTTCGTTGTCGGGTAGTTCCTCAAAGCGAATGGTTTCGTCAAGTTTCACTGTTCGTCTCCTTTCTCAAGGGAAAATGTAGCCCGCCCTGGCTTGGTGGTGATTGCCGGGGCGAAAACTTGCGTGATGTGTTCGGGCGCTTTCCGCCACGCCCGGACTTCAAGCTCTGGCTTCCAGCGGAAAATGCGGTCAAGCCAGTCTTCCAGGTGGTTTTCGGCAGCAAGCTGGCGCACCAGCGTTCCGTCAACCTTGCGGTCGAGGCGTGCGGTGATAACCACGCGCCCGCCGTTAAATGGCAGCGTTTCGCTTCCTTCGCGCCCCTCGTCAAAGCCGATGGCGGCTTTGATTTCGTCTTCAATGGCGCGGCGGCGGTGGACAGCTTCCTGTTCAAGCTGTTTTGCGACGCGCCACTCGATCAACAATCTTTCCAGAAATGAATCGGCACTCTTCATCGTGAAGCCCCCCCTGTGATTTTGGCGATAATCGTTCCCAAGTCTGGCAGCTCCCAGGTGTCCAGCTTGCCCGACCGGTCTTTGGCAACCCAGAACCCGTCAGGTTGACAAAGCAGCGCCCGGTGCGGCGTCCCTTCGGCGTCCCTTTCAACGCGAAGCGCCAGCACCTCGTCGAAGAAGTAAGGCAGCGCCTGCCCGGTCTTCTGGCCGGGCATTGACGGCGAATACAGAATTCGGCCCATTTCGTCCTGCGCCTTTTCGAGTTTCGCCGAAGCGTAAACGTGACGCCCCGGCAGATCGCGGAAGGCGCGGATCAAGTCATACATCGAGTCTTGCATCGCCATGTATGCCTGGCGTGGGTCTTTGCTGTTTTTCTTCTCGTTTGCCAAGACGACCTCGGCAACTTCAGACAGCGAGTCAATCGCCACGCTTTTGTATTCGCGCGCGTCATGGCTGTCTCGCAAGAAGCGGTACGCTTCCCGCAAGTCTTCCATTGTGGCGATCTCGATATAAGGCAGGTCGTGCTCTCGTATAGACAACAGTCCGCCTTCCGCTGAAAGCACAATCGGCGCAGGCAACGTCGGGATGAGCGACGTTTTGCCGGCGCCGGCTTGCCCATAGACTAGTACCTTTACGCCGCTCTCCTGCGAAAGAGAGCGTGTGCTCTTGATTGCGATGGCCATTTCTTCTGGCCCTCCTTTCGTCTGGTTGTCTTTGCGCTTTCGGCTTGTCAAGCTCAATGCGCACGTGTACTATAGCCACACGTTCGTATGGTGTCAACACCTAATCGCGAAAAATCTTCACACAGTGAGGGCGGATATGAATGACATACTTTCCCTTGAAACCATCCGTGCCTGCCTTCAAGACAGAAAACTGAAGCACGTCGCAAAAGCGACCGGGCTGCATTACAACACGCTTTGGAAAATCCGACAGGGCCGTGCCAGGCGTCCATCGGCGGACGTGGTGCTTCG